CAACTGACAGATCAAATGGAACACAAGCGTAGAACTTGTGCGTGTAGCAGACCGTTAGGGTAAACCCTAATACAACTTCAACTCACTGAAAGACCTTATGAAATACTCAGACCTGTATCGTTCTTGCTTGGCCAACTTCGCCAAAGGCAACACACTTGTACCCTTCATCGAGGGCAAACCTGGAGGCGGCAAGTCTTCACTGTGCCGTCAAATTGTGCGGGATATGGGCATTGCACCCGAGCGCATCACCGAGTTCAATCCATCCTTGCGTGACCCCGTGGACATCATGGGCTTACCTATCACGGACGGCGATTATTCACGCTGGTTGCCTCCCCAAGAGTTCTATCGCATTCGTGACGATGGCACTGATCAGCCCTGCGCCTTGATCATCGAGGAGTTGTCAGATGCACCTGTGCCTATGCAGAATCCCATGTGTCGTGTCATCCTTGACCGGCAGGCAGGCGAACTCAAGCTGCACCGCAAGCTGTTCATCATTGGCTCAGGTAATTCGACAGAGCACAAGTCTGGTGCTACCCGTATGACTACCAAGTTGTCCGGTCGTATGCAGAACCTGACCTTCGATGAGAACCTGGACGACTGGTGTGACTGGGCATTCAATGCTGGCATTGACCTCAAGATGATTCAGTTCCTGCGTTTCCGTCCAGCCCTGCTGTCTGACTTCGATGCCAATCGCAAGATCAACCCATCGCCTCGCACTTGGTCAATGGCCAATGAGGTGGACGAGACCTTGCCGTCTGACCTGTACTTCAGCAACATCGCTGGCTGTGTGGGTGAGGGTGCGGCGGCTGAGTACACTGGCTTCAAGCGTATCTTCGAGTCCTTGCCCAACATTGACGCACTGCTTATGAACCCAAGCAAAGCCGAGGTGCCTGAAGACCCAGCGGTTCGGTTCGCCTTGACTGGCGCAATCGCTGAGCGTTCTAACAAGGGCAACTTCGACCGAGTCATGGAGTACATCAGCCGTATGCCCAGCGACTTCCAGGTCATGTTTGTCATGGATGCGACCCGCCAAGACCCGAGTGTGCGCAACACCAAAGCGTATGTTCAGTGGACAGTCCAGCATGGCAACACATACCTCTGAGCTTGTGTGGTGGTCACCGACCGCAGCAAACACGGCTGGAAGCCTGAATTTAGACAGAACTGGTACGGTCGAAAGACTATATCTAGTAAGGCTGGACGCACCACACAACAAGCTGTTGGCAAGTGTGTTTCGGTATGGCTCTGACTACAGAGTAATGTTCAACGACTTCAGTGACAGCGATTTTCCGTTTGAATTTGCTTCCCTGCGCGATGCCAAGGCGTATGCCTATGTCACTTCTTTATTAACTTTGAAAGGTAATCATGAATCAATTGAAAGTCACCCCCCTGGCCGCTAAGGCTATGCTTGTCAAACTCACGGTGCGCCGTGCCAACCTGACCCGTAGGGATACATCTGCGGAGTCGTACATCCAGTCCCAGCTGGACGATACATCGTTGGTGGTCAACTCCTCAACCAGATCATGTCTGCGGCAAGCGAGGTGTACACCACCCACAAAGACCGCACACTTGCCTATGTTGACAAGGGGCCACGCTTGCTGCCCAACACCGAGTACTTCGACTACTCAGCCCAGATGCGTCAGCGTATCCAGCAGGTGGACAACATGATGGCACTGCACATGCCCAACTACGACAAGTATGTACAGCTTGACATTGCATACCGCAGCTTGCGTCCCAACGGGCGGGCCAGTGTGTCTGACTATCCCACTATGGAGGAGTTCCAAGATCGTATGGGGTTTGATCTCAAGTTCTCCCCGCTGCCGGAGGCGAGTCACTTCCTGTTTGACATCAACGAGGAAGACAAGGCGGCGTTTACGCAGATGATGGAGCAGGTGGAGGTCGGCGCTCGCAACGAGGTGATCAAGACCATGCTGGAACCACTGAGCCACTTGATCGAGAAGCTGAACAAGCCTATCGGTACTGAGGGTGCGATCTTCCGAGACAGTGCTATCGAGAACATCATAGCCAACATTGACCGTGCCAAGAAGTTGAATGTGTCTGATGACCCCGAGATTTCCGACATGACCGACAGGTTGGCACAGGCAGTCAGTGTGTATCAGGGCACGAATGTCCTGCGTGAGTCGCCTATCGTCCGAGACCAAGCCGCCAAGAAGCTGGACGAAATCGCACGGCAGATGGGAGCGTTGTTCCGATGATTACCTTGAGCGAGTTGGAGTTAGTGTTGGGCATTGGCATTGGTGTGCTTATCTATGTGATTCACATTCACCGCAAGATGATTGAGTCGCAGAGGGAAGCCATGCGCCTGCTGATGCAGACACTGAGTGGAGTGGCTGATAAGAAGATCACCCTTGTGCGAGACCGAGAGGGTGACATCCATGTTCGTAACCAGGAGAAACTAAATGGCAATTCATAAAGCATCAAACATCGAGAAGGCAAGGGCGTTGATCGTGATTGAACATCCGTTCGTGGCGTCAATACTGTTGCGCCGTCCGTTCATCGAGACCCGTGAGATCAAGACATTGGCAGTCGATGGCAAGGCGCGTATTTACTACAACCCTGACTTTGTCGCCAAGCTGACTGCTCCCCAGCTAGTGTGGGGCTTGTGTCATGAGGTGTTCCATGTGGTCGGTCAACACGCTGTTCGTAAGGGTAACCGCAACCCCAAGAAGTGGAACTACGCAGGTGACGCATGGATTAACGACACACTGGACGAAGCCAAGATGGGTGAGCGTATCCCCAAGTGTGTGGATATGCCAGGGTCTAAAGATGACACAGTCGAGAACATCTACGCCAACTTGCCAGACAACGGCAGTGGTAACAGCGATGACGATGGGTTGGGTGACGACATCTACTACACCGATGGTATTGGTGAGTCAGGCAAGCCCATGACCACTGATGAGGTGCATGAGATCGAGGGTGAGATCAAAGTACAGATCGCAGAGGCAGCCCAGGCAGCGAAGATGCAGGGCAAGCTGCCAGGTAGATTGGCAGATATGGTGGCAGACATCCTGAATGTGAAGACACCGTGGTTTGAAATCCTTGAGAAGCACATGGTCAGCCGTGTCAATCAGGGTCAGACATGGCGGCGTAAGAACCGCAGGTTCGAGGTCTATCTCCCAAGCGTAGACAAGCTGCCACAGATGGGGGAACTTGTGGTGCAAGTCGATGTGTCTGGATCGATCTCTAAGCAAGAGTTGGCACACTACAACGGTCACCTATCACGCATCATCGACCAGTGCCGTCCAAGCAAGGTTCATGTGTTGTACACCGACACCGAAGTTCAGAAGCACGTTGAGTTCGACTGCGGCGAGGAAATGCAGTTGGAGTTCTACTCAGGCGGCGGCACTCATATGCCAGCAGGGTTCGACTTCTGTGCCGAGCAGGGTATCGAGCCTGATGTGTTTGTGTGCTTGACCGATGGTTATACAGACTTTGGCGATGACCCTGGCTACCCAGTCGTGTGGTGTATCAGTTCCGATGTCGAGGCCCCCCACGGCGAGAACATCCACTTTGACATGGCAGACTAACTAAAAACTTACTCACTGAAAGGAACGACATGAGACTTACAAAAGCCCCAACCTATGCTGACTATGTAGCCACATTCGCACGGCGAAAGAAAGGAAGCGATGTAAAGCCGATCTTCCGCGACTGCCAGATACGGTTCAAGAATGACATCTTCACGGTAGTACGAACACCACAGTGGTATGAAGACCAAAGCAGAAAACCAAAAGTAATGTGGACGATTGACCCGTTCAACATCGTGACGCTGTACGCTGAACCCAGAGACATAACAACACGCAATCGACTTACCCGTGCCATTGGTCGGTGGGTGTACTCTGACCAAGCAAAGCACAAGACCAAAGAGTCGGCGGTTCGTATAAACAAAACCACATGCTATTCAGGCGGCAGTATCCCCTACCACATGGGGTTACAAGTCCAGCTGACCCCTGAAGGTGAGGTTGGGTCGTTCATCAACCCACGCAAAGATGTCAAGATACTAGTCAAGAAAGACGCAGTTAAGACGGTGTCCGCATCTACTGCAAGGTTGCGCAAGTTGACGATCACGATGGCAAGAATGGGAGTGTTTGATAAGGAAACAGCAACGCGCCTTGACGGTTCGTACTACAGCGTCATGCCGAAACCCATAAGTGACATCAACTACCAAGACCCCTTGGGAGAAGATGCTGAAGCCGTGTTCTATCGCGGTATGCTAAGTGCAATCGTCCCCTCAAGAAGTGGATTTGTAGATGGGCAGTGGAAGCAAATTCCGCTTGAAGAACGCAGACAAGCATATCACCGAAACATCATCGAGAGCGGCATGAAGGCACTGCGCAAGCACATATATGAAGAAACCAATTCATATGAAAGGGTAGAAGTATGAGTGAGTTGTATTACCCCAAAGACCTGATCGACAAGTACCGCGATGTGCTTGTGTGTCACGATGACTGGTATGACAATGTGTACGAACATTTCAAAGAGATGATGTCCGTCATAGGAATACAAGTCATACGGATACAGTTCAGCGGATTCTGGAGCCAAGGTGACGGTGCTTGTTTTGATGGGAGGATTGTGGATTGGGGTAAATACCTATTGCATCTAGGCTACGACAATCTAATATTGCACCAAGCAGCAGAAGACAATTGGTCTTTTTCGTGGGAGCAAAGAGGGCGTTACTGCCATGAGTACAGCGTTCTATATGACGATGCCTTGTGGAGGCCAAAGAACCCGTATGATGAAGACGAAGAACCCCTGAGACATGACACATGGGCTAACACACTGGAGACATATGACTTCCTAGCAATAACTGATGAAATGAAGGAGAACTTACGTGGACACATGAGAAGCCTGTACCGAACTCTTGAACAAGAGTATGACGACCTGACCAGCGATGAAGCTGTGTCAGCGTGGATGCAAGACAACTATATTGAACTAACTGAATTGGAGATTTAAACATGGCATACGTATCAATTTCACAAGACCTGCGCAATGCAGTGCGTTCCAACATCGACAACATGCGGCGCATGGAGAAAGAAGGCATCAAGCTGCCCGAACTTATCCACGATAAGACGATGTCAGGCGCAGACTTAGCGATGGAGCAACTGGTGTGGGGCGCACACTACCCCCTCAAAGCGATGATGCCCAAAGAATGGTTAACAAAGACTGAGTCCGTTAACTTCCGAGCCAACCTTACGTTTGAGAATGGGGCGAATCAAAAGGTTGGCTTCAGAGTTACCTTTAGCCCCGTAATGCTAACGCCTCCCAATGCAGACCGCTATGGGTATGATGTTGACCTGCCTGTTGATCACCCAGCCATACCTGACTTGACGGCGTACTACACCGAGATGCGCAGTATCGAGAAACGCTGGAAAGATGTGGGTCACCAAATCATGGAGTTCTTGGGTGCTTGCAAGTCACTCAACGAAGCCCTCAAGTTGTGGCCTGATGTCCGCATCTACATCCCCAAAGAGTTCCTTGAGCGTGTTGAACGTAAGGTTGAGCGCACTACCAATTCAGGTGGTGCTGAAGCCATCAAGAAGGTAGACACAGATGCCGCCGTGTCCGCCGCCGCTATTGCCCGAATGATGGGCGCTATTGGGAGCCGCTGATGACTGAGTACCAACTCAAACCAACTCAAACGCCGCGCTATTAGAAACTTTAAAGATTACTGGGTAGAAAAAAATGTCAAACGAGAATACCAAAGGCAGTGGTTACGATCTGTCTCCCTCCTTGGGGCGAAGTGGCGGCTTGCCGTCCCCGCAAACCGACTTGAGACTCCGAGAGATTGAGGGGCGTATGGCAAGAATTGAATCACGACTTGTGCAGTTGATGTTGCACTTTGGACTTGACCCGCAAAGGAAGCACTATGAGTGAACAACCAAGCCTAAGACAAGTGGGTGGCGACCACTACAAAAAGCTTGCGGTTCAGCCGTGGGATGTTGTGGATACGTGGCCGATTGACCAACAAATTGGCTACTACCGTGGCGGTGCTTTGAAGTACATCATGCGCATGGGGCACAAGGACATGTCTATCCAAGAGATCGGCAAAGGTATCCACTACCTTGAGAAGCTGACCGAGTGCCTACAACGACAACAAGAGGAGAACCCATGAGTAGTAGCAACGTCTTTGGGGGAGCGCCCACAGGTGTCAACATAGGGTCAGGAAGCATCGGAGTTACGGTGCCAAAGAACATCCCCGGCGCGTTCTGGGCTGGCCCCAAGAAACCACACTCTGTTGGCTTTCAAATTGAGGAAGCAGAGAATGGCTACGTCTTGAGGTACGCAT